AGCTACCAGATGATCCAGCTTTTACAGTTAATTGACCAGCTATAATATCAATAGTAAATATAACTTGATATTTTGTTCCTTCTGTTAAATTAATTTGTGATAAACTACTCAAAGAACCAGTAGCAGCAAATTTAGCTTTAGATGCTGTTGTATCAATTGTCCAACCAGTTCCCAATGTCCAACCAGTAGCAACATTAAAATTACCATTTACAGCTACATTTGCACCAATTGATGGAATAGTTTGTCTTAATGATGCAATTGTACTATTTGTTGATAAAGCATCAGTTACATTACCTATTAATTTAGCTGCTGACACTGGATTGCTATCTTGCGACCCACCTAAATCACCAATATCATTTGTTGTTGTAGTAGATGTTACTGAATCTCTTAAAATTTGATACCCTTCATAATCCCATTCATCATATAAAGAATGAAAACTTCCTCTTCTAAAAAAATAAACTGGATCTGGACCATTTCTTGTTTCTCTTAATATACCAATAGGATTTACAAATCTTGGTCTTGTTACTCCAGAAATAGTTACATCTTTATTACTATCACCAACAACTAATCTCATAGATGGAGAGATAACAACTTCTAACTGACCAGTTAAAAATTCATGAATAAGTAATTCTGTAAAAGTTTTATCACCAGTTAATATACCTCTACCCCATTCTCCATCTGCATCTGTTTTATCAAATGCAGTACCAGTATTAACTCTTAAAGCACCTATTGCAAATTGTTGAACTGCATCACCCCATAATAAAGTTCCAAAACTATATCTTTCAGTGTTTGTATTATTATCAATTTGAGTATTTAATGTAATCCCATAAGTAGCAGCTTGTGTAGTGTTTAATGCTTGTAAAACACCTCTAAATGGTGAAGATGTAATTAATCTAATATCTAACGTACTTGTACCAGCATTAAAACCAAGCTGTGAAAAAGGTAAAATTGAAAAATTAGTAGTACCTGGAACTTCTAATGTGTTTGACCAACTAACAGTTCCAGATGTAGTTGATCCACTACCAGATGGAGATGGAATACTTCCAATTGTTGTTTGAGGTTTAAATTGTCTAATTTGATAACCATAACCTAAAAAATTACAAATAAAAGAACCTGGATTATTTCCAGATGTACCATATTTTTCTATATCTAAAAAAAAATCCCAATCACCAAGCATACTTATTGGATTCCCAGATGAATCTACAAAAGGAATTTGTTCTTCAAAACCAACATAATTAGATTCTACAAGTTGCCTTGATTTAATTTTGTAATTTGGTGATTCAGTTCCTAAAGGTCTCCAATTAGCTCCTGGAATCCAATAATAAGATCCATTAGAATCATATTGTAAATAAAAAGTTGTTACTCCACCACCACTTTGTAGTTGTGATGCAAAAAAATTAAATCTAACTTGACAATGCCATCCATTTGTATGACCATTAACTAAAGCACTTGATCCCATATCCCATACCCAATTTAATGGAATAGAAAGAAATAAAAAATCTGCTGTTGAAGGATCTACAATAGTACCTTGATAAATTTCTTGATTTTCAGCATTATTTCCATAAGGAAAACCTCCATAATAATTATTTGAAGCAAAACTTAAAAATTGAGCATCAACATTATTAATCATTGGTAAATAATTATATTGAGTACCAACAATTTTACTTACCTTATCAGTTTGTATTGTTTGTTCATATCTTGTATAATATTCATCACCTAAATAATCTTGACTTCCTAATAAAGAGCCAGATAAATCATATTGCCTTGAATTAATATTAGTTGGATTATTAAGAGAGCCACTTTCTGTTGTTATGTATTCTGGAATTTGAACAATCCAAAATTCATGTTGCCAATAAGTTATTCTTGCTCCCCAATGTCTTAACAATTCTTTTAAAACTAAATAACAATTATCTGGAGTAAAAACTTCTTGATCATTTTTTTCATGGAACATTGTTACAACACATTTAGTTAATCCTAAAGGATCACTTGCTTGATTAGTGTTTTGCATTTTGCCATTATACCAATTTACAGCTGTTGTAAAACCATAATTTAAAGAAACTCCTTGACCATTAACACCACTTCTTGCAGCTCCAACTTTTTTTAATATTTCTTTAATCCAAAATGTATAAAGAGCTGGACCATAATACATATTAAATTTACTATAATTACCTTGTGTTCTTTCATTTAAAGGAATTGTATCTCCTGGAGGAGTATCTGTTCTTGATAAATCAACAAAATCAATATCTTTTAGTAAAGATAATCCATCAACAAATTTTAATTTTTGCTCATAAGGAAAAGAAACATCTTCACCACTTCCTAAATCCATTATTAAAAATCCAGACCATATTGGTTTAACTGTTGAATATGTAGAAGATGTTGCTCTATATAAATGTAAATAAACTTGTTTATCTTTATAAACTTCTCTTAATTGTCTTATAAAAAATTCAGTTCCGACACCAGTAACCATAAATGGTAATTCGCATTGAGAACTTAAAATAGGTGAAAATCTATCTTCTTGATCAGTATCATAAGAAATAACTGGACCTCCAGCTCCAAGTTTTATTTCAGTTGGATTACCTCCAGTATATCCATCAACCCAAATTTCTAAATAGTAATCTAAATTATTATTACTTTTGTATGAAGAAAAATATTGTTTTGCAAATGCCATATATTATACTGATCTTTGTCTGTTAATACTACCTCTTTGATTACTTATAAAAATATCACTACCACTTATTCTACCAAAAACTTCAACTTTACCACCTCCACCACTATTATTTATCATTCCTTTAAGTTTATCTAATGGAGCAACAACTTCTGGATTGGAAGCTGATGTTCCAGCTCCCTCACCTACTAAAGCCATTGTTGGACCAGTTACTAAACCACCTTGTGCAAATGCTGGAACTAAAGAATTAAAAGCAGTTTTAGCTAATCCAGAAGCTAAACCAGCTATGACTGGAATTAATAATGGATTAATTTTTATTGCTGGATTACTTAATGCAGATGTAACTGCTGTTGCTACTCCTTGAGCTATTAAACCACTAATTGTTTCTCTTATAGCATTTTTAGCCATTTTAGCATATTCTTCAAAACTATTTGCTCCTTGTTTTAATGTATTTCCTAATTCTTGAGCATATTCAAGTAATACAACTTTATTTAAACCAAAAACTTCACTTAATGTTTCCATTAAATTTTTAGTTTTTTCAATTTTTTCATTAACAAAATCAAAACCTTCTCCAAATTCAAAAAGCCAATCTGGACTTCCCATATCTAAATTTAATTCATCACCCTCTATTCCTAATTGTTCACTTGGACTTTGAACACTTGGAGATGTATCAGTTTTAGAACTTACATTACCCCCACCACCACCAAGACCAAAACTTTTACCTAAATTTAACAAAACATCAGATAAATCTTCAGCTTTTGCTTTTATAGCTTCAGCAAATGTTCCAAATTCATGTTCATATTCACCAGTATCTTGTTTAATTTTTAAAACTGCTTGTGTTATTCCTAAAGCAGAAGCCATTGGTCCACCAAAAATTAAAACTGCTTGTTTAGCAGCTGTAATAAGAGAATTTTTCCACCAAGACCAATCACTTAATCTTTCTTTCATTGCTTCAAAATTTTCTGATATAAATACAAAACCAGCTGCAACAGCCATAATTCCTACTAAAATTGCACCTCCAGGAGTAAAAAGAGCTGCAAATGCTATTGTTAATTGACCCACCACTAATAATAATGGTCCAATTGCTCCAGCTAAAATACCAATAGTTACAATAACTTTTTTTGTATCATCATCTAAATTTGTAAATGATGTTGCAATATCTTTAATTTTATTACCCATTTCAATTACAATAGGTAATAATATTTCTCCTAACTCAATTGCTATTCCTTCGGCTTGACTTTTTAATCTACGCATAGCACCAGAAAGACCACTATCCATGATTTTAGCCATTTTAAAAGCAGTTCCACCAGCTTTTCTTAATTCTGTTTCATATTCAGATGTTGCTTGTGTATTTTGAGCTAAAATTACTGCTGCTGCTGCTGCTCTATTTCCAAATAATTCTGTTGCTTGTGTTACTGGATCAATTGCAGTATTAATAGCATCTAAAGCATCTTCTAAAGAAATTCCTTTAGCAGATAAATCAATAAATATTTTTCTTAAAGATGTTCCCATTGTAGATGCTTCCATCCCTCTATCTGCCAATGTCATCATTTGAGCAGTTAATTTTTCAACATCCATGTTTAAAGCTCCAGCAATAGCACCAACTTTTGGCATTGATGCTGCTAATTTTTCCATATCAATAGCAGCATTAGAACTTGCTAAAGCAAATACATCAGCAACTCTAGCAGATTCACTTGCTTCCATATTAAAAGAATTTAATGTAGCTGCTACAATTTCACCACTTTCTGCAAGATCATGTGTAGTTGCTTGAGATAATGATAATATTGAAGCTTGTGCTTTATCAATTTCACCTGGATTAAATCCTAGTTTTGCTAATTCAAATTGCAAATCTGCAACTTGTGAAGCAGTAAACATTGTTGTTGCTCCTAATTCTCTAGCACTATTTTGAAGAATTTTAAATTCATTTGATGTAGCTCCAGAAACAGCTTTTACTTTTAACATTGATTGCTCAAATGTTGCAAAAGTTTTAACAGCAACAGCTCCTAATCCTATTATTGGCAAAGTAACATTTCTTGTTAAGTTTTGACCAGTTCTTTTCATAGAAGAGCCAAATTTCTTAATGCTTCTTTGAGCTTTTTTCATTGCTTTATCAAAACCTCTTAAATCAGCTCCAAATGCAATAGTTAATAATCCTACACTCTTATTTGCCATGTTTACTCATGTTTTTAATATATTCTGCTTTAGCTTTTAATTTATCGTAATTAACTTTAATATCTTTTTTATCCCATTCAAACTCTATTAAATCAGTAGGTTTTATTTTTTTACCTTTTCCAATTTGTATATTTAAAAGAAGAGTAGTTTGCCATCTTGTCCTTTCCCACTTTCCTCTTTCTCTTAAATTTTCAAGCTCATAAAAACCATCTAACTTATTCCAAAAATACTTAGGCAAATAGTCATAAAACTCATCTACTCCCAAACCTAAATATCCAAAAGCTAACCTTTCTAATTTCTGCCAAGTAAGAGCTTCTACTTCTTCTTGGCTTTCGGCTTTTTTGACTTAGTATTCCCTCCCATTTGTTCGCCTAATATTTCCATTGCTCTACCAATACTATTAAAATCACCATCAATTTGATCAGCTAAATCATCAATA